GAAAAAGCGTCTATCTCCGGCGTAGCCAGAATGCCACACCGAAGCAACGCGAATTAGAAACTCACGACGAAACGCATATGCACTAGTATCAACGTGATAGTGCATACCATTCCACACAGGATATTTTCCTAGATTTTCGCAATCGTCGCGACAAAGAAAATTATCATCTTTGTCATATATGTTTCTTAGACTATATGCCCATGCTAGATTGCTAGCTTGCAATATCTTTACAAGCTTTTCAACATGATCGGGTTCAAACCAATTATCCTGATCAAGAAATAGCACGATGTCTTCGTTAACAAGATGGGAGAAACCTGCGTATATGCGATGACCATAGAATCCATCGGCGCCAGTATTGTGCTTTAGATATACGACATCTTTTGGTGGTACATATGGATCGCTATTTACGAATAAATCATCAAATCTTGGTTTGAATTTATTTCCATCAACAACAAGAAGATAACTTGTGTTTTCATATGTTTGATTTTCTACGCTCTTGATTGCCCGCAGAACTTTGTTGTCACCTGTAGTTGGAATAATAACTACAACCTTCATTAGAAGGCGCTCATGGGAAATGGAGCAATCACACCCCAATGATTATCCATGCGAATAGGATATTTGCCATATAGTCTTGGCTGATGAAGCTTGCCATCACGATATAGTTCAAGCAATACTTTCTGACAAGCGTCAAGATCTAGATCAGCCCATGATCTATAATCAGATTTTGGTAGTGAATGATAGCCACGAGAAACTTCGGCAATGTGTTGCTCATTCTCAATCATTGTGCGACCAATGACGACTTCAATTGCTAAAATATTCACACGCTTCTTTACGATATCGCGCACACAGCGAGAGACTGAATAGCCAATATATCTCATAATATAATCTCCCAATTATCAAGCAAGTATATCAAATTACTTTCGATAAATCAAGTCTTTTTTGACAATACTATTTAGTCTGCTTGTAATATGATCTACTGCAACTTCAGGATCACATGTCCCGCACATGAATACATCGATTGCCGCGTAGTTTTTTTCTGGCCATGTGTGAATGCTAATATGGCTCTCTGCAAGAACGATTACACCAGTAAGACCATATCCATCACCAAAGTGATGAAAGTGATCGCTTAATACTGTTGCGCCAGACTTCTTGGCTCCATCAATTAGGATTTCTTTCCAAAAATCAATTGAGCCAAGAAGTTCCGCAGATACATCATGCAAATCAGCAATAACATGCCGACCCATGTATGATACAGTCATCTCTCATGCCTGACGTTCAATGTAGTTGACTGTGATCTGTCGTGGATTGAAGAATTGAATGATCTGATCTCTTACCACATCACGATCATAGGGCTTGCAGGAAAACACATCAATGTATGCGTCACCTGTATCATTGCAGAAATGAGCACAGATATTACTTGTTTCGATGAGTTGAACGAGAGTAAATCCAGCTTTATTTCCTTCGCCAAAATGAACAATCTGAGGTTCTCCAAAGGCTTTCATATCAATAGCATTCACAAGACTCTTTGCAAAATTATAAACATTATCATAACTCTTGATTAATTCAATATCGCAGGCGCGACAATCAAGCATTGCGTGATAACCCCAGTATTGTTCCATCAAAGTATCCTTTCTAGAAGAAAGTCACCGTGAGTACAATACCCACGGTGACTGGTTAGATGTTAAGATTAAGTGAGATTATTTAGTCAGAAATTATTTTGAAGCGAGAACTTTTTCGGTTGTAAAGTTCTTGTCGTTCAGAAGAATCTTGCGAGGCTTCTTATTTTCCGGAATCACATTTTCAAGTTCAATCACAAGCATTCCGTCAACAAGATCAGCGGACTTTACTACTACCGTGTCAGCGAGAGTAAATACACGGGTAAAATTACGAAGAGCAATGCCACGATGGTAATAAGTTTTGCCGTTGTCCTCATCTTTCTTTGCGTTCCCTTGAACTGTTAGTTTGTTGTCTTCCAAGGTAATGTCGATTTCTTCTCTCTTGAAACCAGCAACTGCTAGCTCAATCACATACTTATCTTCGCTAATCTTTGCGATATTGTATGGTGGAAATGACGTTAGAACCTTGTCGGGAATATTTAGTGCTTCGTCCAGGGTAGATAGAAGTCTATCAAACCCAACAGTTGATGGAAGCAGATTACGTCCGTATGCGAATGTCATGTTTAACTCCTTTTAAGCAAGTTGAAAACATACTAGCCCAGTATGGCTCTAGTATGTGTATTATATAGTATTTGCTGACGGTTTGTCAAGGGCTTTCGTGCCCGTAGAACCGAATCCACCCTTGCGATTTGTATTATCGCGAGTCGGTCTTTCCTTAATCTCCTCGAAAGAGGCTCTATTGTTCTTTACAAGTTCACCTTGACAAATTCTGCTTAGATTAGGGATGTTGATATTTCTTGAAGAAAGATTCGTTAGCATGACAAATGTTTCTTCCATATAATCTGAATCAATGACACCTTGTGCATTTGCAAGTGTCAATCCCTCTTTCAAAGAAAGACCAGAACGAGGGTGAATGCGAATAGAGTATTCTTTAGGAATGTCAAAAATGAGTCCAGTTGGTGCAAGAACTCTATCTTTTGGACATAATAGAACGCCACCATCAGTAGTCAATAGTCTTGTAAACTCTTTACCCGACTCATCATAACCTTTGAATGCCATCTTTCCATATGTGCATAGGGAGATGTCAAAACAAGCGGCATCTGTTGTTGAATATACGGGTGCTTGTGCTTCGGGATGTAGCTTGTGGAATTTCAATTTGATTGCCATAACAAAATCTCCATGATTTATTCAGTTTCAATTTTCTTTTTACCGATATTATACTTTGCTACTAGTTGCCAATCGTTCTTGTCCTTGAATGCCAATATCTTGATTTGATTTAATGGGCAAATAGGTTCTGCTGTTTTCTCCGGCTTGACTAGAGCAATTAGCTCCCACTCAGCAAGAAGATTAGCAATTGAATTACGTCTACCTATATCGCTTTCTGAAAAGTTAGTTGGTTTACCGTCAAGTGCAAACAATTCCTTGAAATGTGCGATATAGTATTTGCCCTGCTTGTGAAGAATGTGACAAGACTGATAGAGTGTCTGATCTTTCTTTGAAGCTACGCCAATTCTAGTCAATGTTTCTTTGACTTTAAGGAAGTCATCACGCTCTTTTAGCGTCACCTCCACCATGTCTTCTACGCTCCACATTACCCACTCCACCTTTTTTTGTTATAGTTATTATATGATCAACCTGATCAGAGGAGAGGATTCGCATTGCTTCTAGTGCTTTTGCGCTTGAACACTGGTAGTACTCTTTGATAGCATCCAGAATATCATTCTTCTCTTTCTTGACCCACGGCTGAAACTTGCGTTTCATAGATCTAATACTATTTAGATAATATTGGAATTGTAGCTTTTCGTCCAAACCGTGTCTCAAGTTCATTTCATTGGCATGTAATATAGAATCAACGTGATATGATAGCGCACGATTGACCACAAATGCATTATACGATTTCTCAAAGTCTGGCTCATTCGATAGATCCTTCTTCGTCTTTTGAATTGCAGGCAATATATCTTTGAATAGATCCATTTCAATACTCAGATACAGTATATTTTCTTAAAGTATCAGCTTCTTCTTTCGTAAGCTTTTTGACTGGTTTTATAGCATCCTGTTCAATGTTGACTAGAATCATTGTTCTACCATCTTTCGTAGTCCTCTTTCTTGTTTTAAAAGATTGTGGATTTGCCTCAAAAATATACCCATCCCACTTGAATTTATGTCGTGGCGCAGGAACCGATATGAAATATAGAACGTCAACATTTCTACATTTGTTCAATTGATTTGGTTTGAATGTAAATGCTTTCTCAAGAATAAACGGAACTTGCGTCTTCACCTCAATCGTTTGACCATCACATGTCATGTCCTTCTCGCGATCATAAGGATCAATCGATTCCTGAACAATCTTGCCTTGACTACTTAGCATATTGATGATTATCTTTTCACCAATTCTACCAAGAATATCAATGTCTCTTTCACGAGTTTTCATTTGAATGAACACTCCATCATGATCGTGGTCAAACACGCAACCATATTGATTTCCTGATCCGCAACAAATGCCGACTTATATTGATAGTCGGCAAGAATTACGACAGCCTGAGGAATAGACTGTGGTTGTAGAATATCATATAATGAGTCATAGATCAAACGGAAAATCTTGACTTGATCTGCATCATTATTCACACCCACCCACTTACGCATGGATGTAAAGTCTTTTTCCTTTAGATGCGCGACAAGATCTTTGAGATTGACATCAGCAACTTGTGCTAATACACCCGTGTCGATT